TCGAGCCTGATTCGGAAGAGGATGCTCTTTCCTACTTCCAAAGGTTGTCCGAAGAGGACTAAACATCACGGGTGTGTGATGTGTGCAAAGACCCCCGCTTCGGCGGGGGTTTTTTGTTAATCTAAGACTGTGCCGTGACCAATGATGTGGGCTAACTCAATATCATTCGTGGAGGCAGACAAGGATGTTGAAACATTGTTATTGATCTGTGTGGGTGCTGTTTGGTTAATCACACTTATGCTGCTTGCAACTTGATCAAATCCTGCACCAATTTCAGCCGCCACCGCCTCTGCTCTTGCAGCATCGAGTTGAAGAGCGACGGCTGCTGCGTTTTCATTTCCGAGTTGATTCAAAATTTCAGCAGCCCTATTAATATCATTTTCATTATCGATGACATAATCAACAAAACCATCGAGAGACTTCTGTGCGTTGAAAACTGATGATTCAAAATTCAACCCAGCCAGTGCCTCTGTTAGACCCAAGATTGCTTTGGAGAAAATATCAATATCGGGTGAGATTTCAGCGAGTTTGATTAGTGCCGATAAGGCTGTTACATCGCCACCAAAAACAAAACCTGCCACCTTACCCAAGAAGCCTTCGGTTACTTGTATTTCCGATTTCAGTGCTTCAAGAAGTGTTAGCAAGTTTTGAATAGATTCACCCTTGAAGCCTCCCGCCATGTTTGTCAGATTGTTTAAAAGACGTTCTAATTGAATATTTGTTTTTAAAAGTTGAGGGGCTGATTCTCCGAACAAAGTTAAAATACCAAGAAGTTCAACATTACCCACTCTGCCAGTGAAGAAGTCTATGAAGGACGAACCAATAGAGAGTGCAGATGAGAGGAAATCACCACCAGCGAAAGCCCCAAGAGCCACTGCAATTGCACCGATCCCACTGGCTGCACCTGTCAAATTACTCACACTGACCTTATTTGAAAATTCCTCAACTGATTGCAAGATACTTGTAAATGTGTCGCCTATTTTTCCAATAACGCCTTTGATCACTTTGCCAAAAGTTTTGAACAGCGGCACAAATTTTTTACTCGCCTCTCCAAACAAGTCAAGGGCGTAAGCCAAGGGTATTAGTGCAACCCCAATACCAGCCAGAGCAGCGATAGCACCTGCGACCGCAAGACCGCCCACACCAGATGCGATGGTGGCAGTCAGGGCAGCGACAGCCAAACCAACTGTGATCAAACTAGAAGCCAAAACTCCCACGGCTTTAAAATTTACTTTTGTCATCATCTGCATTGCCTTGGCAAAGGGAATCAACGCCAAGCCTATGCCAGCCAACGCGATGTTTCCTTTCATCACGGTTGAAAATTTCCTACCAATTATCTCAACGACTTTGAATAGTCCACCGATTGCAAGTGCGCCAAGTGCAACAGATTTAAAGTCTATTGGTGCAAATTTAGCCAAAGCGACTGAAAACAAAACTAATGTTCCTGCAATGGCAGCGAACCCAAGAGAACCTTTTAAGACCTTTGAAAAATCCTTACCTATTTGCCGCACCAATAAGAAGAATCCACCAATGGCAACTGTTGATAACAACAGCGTACTAAAATCAAGCCCAACAACCTCCATCAATTTTTTGAGAGAAAATGCAAACCCGACGAGAGCAAGGGATAAAGCACCAATGCCAAGAATACCCTTGATAAAGTTTCCGCCTAAATTAAACGCACCCAAAACATCTTTGATGAAACCACCTTCACCGGAACGATCATCTCCTCCCGATCCACTCATCGCACCCTTGACTCGCAAAGTGGTGGCTACGTTTTTATTATGAAAAATCTCTAAGGCATCAATAATTGACGAAGTGATCCTTGCATACTCTTCTTCTCTTTGCTCTTTGGTTTTTGGTCTTAGTTGTTGTGCGATAGATTCTAGTATCGGAACTATGGCGGCATCCATATATGACACAGTGACAGGGACACCACTAATCCCTGTCGATCCAATCCCAGAAAGATTAATTTTGTCCGCAATGATATTTCCGGTGATTTCGGCGTTGTCCTTTGCCGAGCCACTGTCAGAGTCGTTTACCATTGCAGAAATCATATCTGCGATAATGGATCTATCAGCCATTTACTTCAACTTGTGCCTTTCATATTCTTCTTTCTTTTTCTGCTGTTCCTTGATATAAAGATTCACATAAATTTGTCTTTCCCACGGCATCATTCTTTCAATCGTGTCCAGATTCAGTCCCACATTAAACATCAAGTGATAATTCGTATGAATGTGTCCTTGAAGTGAATCATGTGCCATGCTTAGGTAAAAAAATTCTCAATGCCCTCCACCAAGATTTCGTTCGTTCCACCACAATGTGGACACACGCTCTGTGCGCGAATGCAGCATCTTGGATACTCTTCAAACTTAGACATGATTTTTTTCACATGCACCAAAGACAAAGACTCCAAGAATTGTCTTTTTTCATCCTCGGAAAGTCCATCAAATTTTGTAACAGACTCCTCAGTGTAAACAGTCTCAATAACATAATTAATCACTTCAAGTGGATCTGATTCAATCTTTGTAATTACTTGCGACATCCCTACAATGGAGATGGGCTTTACTGTAACGCCAACTGTTTCATTGAGCATCACAGTGTTTGTTTTAGGATATTCTTTATTAAGTCCCACGTTTGAAATATCAAAAGACAGGGGGAACTCTTTACCGCAATGCTCGCAAACGTGTTTAATTTCAACAGCCTCACCGACTGATCTACTTCTCATCAGGATGAAAAGATGCTCAACGTCGTTATAACCTAAGTCTTTTGCATCCGCCCCACTAATAAGACAGTTTTTGACCACATTATACATGCACTTCAAAATTTCTTTTGGGTTTTTAGACTCTTTAATTGTAAGCATAATTTTTTCCTCTTTGACAAGGAAAGGTCTGTAAACCACAGAGATGCCGGATGGCAACATTGTTTCATATTCTGGTGTATTTAAGATTGGTAAAGCCATTCATAATCCTTTCATCAAATAGCGGGTGGTCCAAAAATATCAGGGTCAGAGAATCTAGTGAATCCATTTACATAATTTTTATATGAGAACGTAACGGTCTGCTCAACCAGTTTCGTTGATTCTCCATCAGTAGAAAATGCTGAGACAGTTTTAGGAAAAACATCAAAAACCAAACAGCCACTTTGTGGTGTGCCTTGTTGGTTAGTCAATTCAATGATAATATTACAAGCGTAATCTGTCTTATAACGAAACGCTCCGCTTCGTCCAAGATGGATATCGTTTAACCAGTTATTGAACACTCTTCTTAGAAAAGCGGTTTTGTCAAGCAAAAAGGTCATTTCAATGTCACCCTCATAATTTGTTTGATAGGGATGTTCATAGTCAACGCCAGATACCTTGATGGTGTTTGTGGCTAAACTTTGCTCTGGTAATTTTATTGATTGTAGACGATCATTTAACTGTGTTTGAAACTCTAATTCTGATACCCCTGCGTATAGAATTGATCGTTTCAAAGATGCAGAAACTTTTGAAAAATACACGTTATAGCGATCCGATCTTTGATAACCAAAGTTCGAGATTGAGCGTTTAAACGCTTCGATATTCAGACTGCCAAAAGAAAAATTACTCATCTGCTAGTATCTAGGTAACTTTTAATAATTTTGATGATGGTATCTTTGTATACAATTGATTTTGATGATTTGAGCCAAAGTGACTCTAATAACTCTGCTGAATCTCCGCTGGTTATTTCACTCCATACACTACTGTCAAATTCAATAGCCATTGATCCCATCCTGTCCATGTCATACTTTTTGATCGCAGGAGCCATCAGAGAGCGATATCTTCTCAGTGAATTTACTATGTCATATCTCATAAATGAACGTGGAAAGTCTTGCCCCCCAGACATCCGCTTCATTAGGAAATTTAGTAAAAATGGTCTGAATCGTCTTGGTAGATAAAAAAAGTTGATACCAGTGATATATCCGGGCTGCACACTCAGAGTGTATACCACGGGAAACATGTGAAAGTATCTCAACTCATCACGGGTTTTGGGGTTGATGTATTTGAACATGAACATCCTGCCCTCGCCTAAGACATTCTTTGGGATTGAGTTTGGTCTTATGGTTCTGACAGTATTTTGTGTCAGGGTAAGGTCTTTTGATTCTAGTAAAATTTGATTTACCTTGCCCGAAAGGAATGAAAAATTATCAGCCATAGATTTCTTTCTCCGTTAGAAGCCTGAATTCCCAACCCTTTTTATCACATACTTGTTTGGCAGCGTCCCACTTTGCCATGTTGACGCTAAATGTTTTTGCCTCTGAGATAAATCGCTTTGTCATTCTTTTTGGTTTCTTAGGAGGTTTGGTTTGTTTTAGGGGCTTGACCTCGATCATCAGTGTTTCGATGTCCCCCTTTTTGTTTTTCAACTCAACTATAAAATCAGGGTAATATCTGTGTCTTTTTCCATCAACAGGTGAAACGTATGGGATTGCAACTTCCTCCGAAGCCCAACGTATGATGTTAGGGTTCTCATCAAACTTCATCATACATTTTCTTTCCCACAGTGATCTGTATTGAATTTTTGTTGGGTCGCCGATGTATTTTGAAGGGTTCTTTGGCTGATACTTTCCACTATACGCCATACATAGTATATGTAGGAGTAAACATGCCAATTTCAGACGAAACCCTTAACTTCGGAAAACCACCCGCCGCACCGGAGCCTGTTTCCAAGGAACTTGAATTTGAATTTGACGATTCGACCAGTTTACCTGATCCAGCGGTTGTTACAGTCCCACCCGGATCTAGTATCACAGATGGTTCATATCAAGAATTCTTTGAGGGTGAAGCACCCTCTGGTGTTTCGCCTTTTGGAAATCCTCTTGCACCACAACCGCAGGGGATACCGGGTGCGGGTGCTGGGGAAATCCCAAATCAGTCAGGTCTATTGCCGACACCCGGAGCAGGCGATATAAACGATGCTGAAAGTGAGGAGTCAACACTTTTAGGTGAACTTGGTGCATTGACCGACAAAGGTATCAATGTTGGAGCGGACTCATATTTCGATGAGAGAAGCAAGGCAAGAAATAATGACAAATATCCCTTCTTGGGTGGTAATAATTTAATTTACCCAGAGGACTTGGGAGAACTAACCTTTCAAAATAGACAAACCTCCGCTATCAAATTCAAAGTATTCAAACGTAAAAGTCAAAAGTTATCCGCACGCACAAGAAAGGCTGCTGAGGGAGAATCTGGATTTGGAGTATTTGGTAACAGGGTTCTTGACGTTGGATTCACGGACGCGGAGGATAACCTTACAGGCGGGTTCACTGTATCGGGTGGCTTTGGGTCAAACGTCGTGGAAAATCCCAGCGGGCTGGTTCCAAATTTAGGTGGTGTAAACGATGACACGCCAGCACAAGCCGGACCTAACGAAAGTAGACTTCGCAGAGCAACATTTGGAAACTTCGGACAGGGATCTGGCGTTGCGGGTGCAGCCGGTGGTGTGTTGGGCGGAGCGGGTTTATCCGATGACCAGTTAATTAAATTTAGAGATAGAGTTGCATCAGACCTTCGTTTGTCAAAAGCAGACGAAGAGTTAAATGAGCAAATAATTCTTTATATGCCAAGCACTTTATCATTTAATGATAAGGTCAATTACACAGAGGCAAGTGCTGGTGCGTTCAATGCGATCAATGAGGCGTTCGCGGGAAACTTCGCCGCCGCTGGTGATAAGGCTAAACTTTTAGGAATCAGTCAGGTTTCAAAGGCTCTTGGTGAATTTATTCCCGGTGTTGGGGATAGTGATCTGAACAACTTTTTCTCTGCAACGGTGGGGGTTGTGGAAAATCCTAGAAACGAATCCTTGTTCAAAGATGTTACCAGAAAAACATTCAAATTTGATTTTAAGTTTGCACCCAGATCGTCACAAGAATCACTTATCATGTTGAATATTATCGAGGCATTTAGGTTCCACATGTTACCAGAGGTATCCGCATCGGGGGCTTTGTTACTTTCACCACATGAGTTTGAAATTGATTTCTTATTCAAAGATTTAAACTCACGACAATTCGTGACAAATTTGAAAATGCCAAAAATCGGTCGAGCGTTTTGCACCGCCGTTAATGTTGATTATACACCAAATGATAGATCATCCTTTTTTATGGATGGGACACCGACCGAGGTAAATCTTTCGGTTGAGTTTGATCAGGCACTCTTGCTAAACAGACAACTTATTCAAGCGGGGTTCTAATGTATTTTAAAGATTTTCCATTAACTAACTTTTATAAGTCTGATGGTACTGTATCACAGGCAATTGATGTTCTGCGTAGAGTTGTATTTACAAAAGAGAGTTATTTACAAGAGTCTGCCTTTGACAACTATTATTATAAGGATGGTGATACACCGGAGAAACTCGCAACAAAGTTTTACAATGATCCAGAATTACACTGGGTGATCATCCTGTATAATACGGCTTTTGATCCTTTTTACTCATTCCCTTTGTCCAGAAACTCTTTCCGTGAATTCTTAGATAAAAAGTATGAGGGGCAAGCATTATTTTTGTCGCCACTTGGAGAATCACAGACTCCCATGTTCACAAATGAAACCACTGCACTGAAACCCGGAGAAAAGATCAGCACCCGGTATTACTTGCAAATTGGATCTATGAGCGTTGAAAAATTTAACTCAACAACCCAACACGCCATTGTAAAAAGAGTTGATAATCAGTTGTCAAAAATAGAAACATCTAAGCATGTCGGACCCTTGTTTCAAGTTGATGATGTGATTGCAAGGAGAAGCACCATCCTTGATACAAAATACAGATCACAGGTCACTAGGGCTGTCAACGCTCTTGATGCTTTACATCACTTTGAGTTAGCCGTAGAAAATAAAGAGGTAGGTATCATGTTAGATCCTCTTAGATTTGCACCGGAGGCAGATGGGACTCAACCTGAATGGAGTGGATACTACGGAAGTTTATTGCAAAACTATACTGACGGTGATAATTCTTATGTAATTACAAATCGTCAGTACGAAACACGATTGAATGAATCTCGGATGAAAATTAGAATTCCAAAAAAATCTGTCGTGCAAAAGGTTATAGAGGAGTTTGAGACTTTGATCTCTGCGTAAGATGTCTGGTCAAGGTAATGATTTCTATTCTCGTAGATTTGAGGTTATGATTGATGACATATCAATCAAATCTCTGGTCGGTCCTGTCGTGCCTATCAAACAAATGGTCACATATCTTGAATTCACCGAAAACATTTTTTCAAATTTTGTAGTGGGTCAAATCACTATGGTTGACGGCAGTGGATTTATGGAAAAGTATTCTATTTTAGGTAGAGAACTTATTAGCATAAAATATAGGACACCTTTCGACACAAAGCAAAAAACACTCACGTTGAGATTGTCTACGATGCTCGATAAGGTTAAAAACAATCTCAAAGATGTCATGCGATTCAGGCTTGTATCTGTCACAGGTTACACAGATATGTTATCAAAGCGAAGCAAATCATTCAAAGGCACATACTCAAATATTGCGAAAGATATTTGTAAAGAATATTATAAGCAGGACTTGAAAGATATTGATCAGACTTCACAAGATATTGAAATAGCGTTTCCATACAAACGTCCATCAGAAATGTTGACTGACATTTGTAAAAAAAGTTACTCCACCAGTTCAAATCAGCCAAACTCATCTGCGGGTTATGTTTTTTATGAAACCACTAGCGGCTTACATTTCAAGTCGCTTGTAAATCTATACGAACAGGAGCCAATAAATTATTTTATTATGACGATGACTGATAGAAATAGATTTGATATGGACGATCTAAATTTACACACTCACTTGATTGAAGATTTATCAATCAATAAGGCATTTAATAGACCTGTGCAACTTCATGGCGGTGGGTTGAATTCATCAAACTATTCTTATGACACAACAACAAAAATAGTTGGTAAAAAAGATGTCTCTTATTTTAGTGACTCATATGTGTCAAACAACAAGGGTGAAAAATTTAATCCAGTGATTGCCTCTGAGGGTGACGAAAATTCTGGTCGGTCTGATATAACTTACAGTCCGAGAGCCTTGAAAAATTTTAAAAACCAAGAGTCAAATGAGGGTGATTTGGCATCGACAAAACCATTTGCGAATATGAATTACGTCACGCACGATGATAGTTCATTAAAGTTTACATGTGCAGGAGACTCTCGATACGAGGCAGGACAAACTATTGAGATCATCTTACCAAAAAATGATGCAAGCACCAATATCACTAATGGTGAATTTAGTGAAGAGTTAACAAGCACATACTTAGTAAAGAGTTTGACTCATAGATTTTACTTGCCAGAAACAGGCAGTGATGAGATGAAAACAACAGTTCTTTGTGTTCGTAATTTTAGAAGCAAAGCAGCACCTAATGAAGTGAGGTTTGAAAAATGAAATGGTTTGAAGGCGTTGTTGAAGATAGGAACGATCCCCTACAATTGGGTCGAGTAAAAATTAGATGTATTGGCTACCACACGGAAAACAAACAAGATTTGCCGACTGATGATTTACCGTGGGCAGTTCCGGTTCAACCAATCACCTCGGCGGCTATGAGTGGTGTAGGCACAAGCCCTTTGGGTCCAGTTCCCGGCACTGTGGTTGTTGGATTTTTTAGAGATGGTGAAGATTGCCAGTACCCTGTTTTCTTTGGAACACTTGCAGGCATACCGCAAGAGGCTGCAAACACAACGAGTGGATTTTCAGACCCAAGTGGTTTTTATCCAAAGTCAGATCATTTAAATGAACCAGACACCAATAGGCTGGCACGCGGTCAAACAGAGAAAACAATCGTAGAGCAAAAAAGAGACAACATTGATGAAATGTCTGTGCCTGCCGGAGAGGGTTCTAGTAGTTCTTTGAGCGAGCCATCCACACCTTACAACACATCATATCCAATGAATAAAGTTCTTGAAACTGAGTCTGGACATATTCAAGAGTTTGATGACACACCGGGATCTGAAAGAATTCACACATATCACAGGTCAGGAACTTTTGAAGAGATTCACCCAGACGGCACAAAAGTTTTGAAGGTTGTCGGTGACAATTATACAGTTATTTTTGGTGACAGTGATTTACACGTTCGTGGTGATGTGAATATTGATATTGATGGAAACACAAGTATTTCAGTTGCTAAAAATGCAACTATTGTTGTTGACGGAAATGTTGATGTCAATGCAAAAGGTAACATGGATTTAGTCGCGGATGGTAGACTTTTTATGAAAGGAGCGTCGGTGAAAATCGAAGGATTTCCCATCGACTTAAACTAATGGGACTACCGTGTGGACGAGTTTCAAGAGATGCGTGTGGAGGAATTATCACCACCTCACGTTCAGTTAGTCTGAATGTCAACGGTGTCCCACCTGCCACATTGAATTCAAATATAGCACCACACGCTCCCCCACCACACACATCCCCCGTTGTTTGTGGAGCATCAACCTCTGTAAAAAGTGGTGGAATCGGATTATCAAGACTCGGACATCCCGGCACTTGTGGGCATACTATCACGGGATGCTCTCCAAACGTAAATATAGGTGACTAAAATGAGTTCTTACACAAGCACACCAATCACAGTATCAAATACCGCGAGAAGCATAGTGGATGTTGACAATCCCACTTCTGGTGAAGTTGCATCACAAACAAATAACGAGTTGTATAAAAGACTGGCAACATTAAAAGTCACAGATGAATCTAAGACATATTTTAATTTTGTTGAGAATAATTTAGGCGTTAGATTCAACGTATTTTTAGAAGAGCCAGTTTATGAAAGAAATTTCACTAATGAAAATGGTGATCGTGGATCTTACCCCGGCGACCAAACCGCAAGATATCACATGGTTGGTATGTTGCTATCTGGAAGTAAAAAGCATGGATTTACAACACCACTTAGAAACGATCAAATCAAGTCTGTTCATAAAGAACTTACTGATGAAAAAATTGATTTGATGCGATCCGCATATGTCAGAAATGAGAGTCTCACACCTTTTCAAGTGCCTGTGCGTGCCACAAATTTAACAAATGACATTATTGAAAAATTACGACCTCTTCAAGATGAGTTGTTCGCATATGTAAATGCTAAGTCGCCACTTACTGTTAGACAACCCGGAAAATACAACGCAGGGACTTATGATTATAATAAAAACAGGGCGATTAAAGGTTTCTCTGGTATGAATCAACCCCCAAGACCAGTTCCGGGTGATACATGGTTTGACACTAAAAGAGGTCTTAGGTTTGTTTATGTGAAAATAAATAATTCTGCATATTGGATGGAGATGTAATGGCTCTCGTAGATTTAAATCTTTTTAATGTTAGCGGATGTCCCCTACCGCCGCTACCGCTACCACCCAATCAGATAGAGGTGATTCAAAATGTGATATCGGGGGAGGCGTTTCGCAGCCCTGTTGAGGGTGCTGTAAACTCTGTGATTGGTGCAGCAGGAGATGTAATCGGATCTGTTGCTAATGCGACAACAATTAATTACAACGATCCCAACGCACCAGAGCCTTTTGCGACATACATCGATGAGAACGGTGTTGAACGACCATATCAGCCAGCCCAGTATATCACAGAAAAGTTAGAAAAAATCACTGACATATCAAATGACTTTCAAGAACACTCATACAGGTTGAGTGGAGTTTTAGACAGTGACCCAAGAAATATCGGAGAGGTTCCGGGTCTATCTGGATTGCAGGGTATTGCACAGAGTTACAATAATATTAAAAATGCGATAGATGGGGGAAACATCGGTGAGGCGTTGGTGGATCACTACTCACCATTCTTTTCTAGTATTTTAGGTCCGGGTGACGAATTGTATGAATCTGTGGAATCTCTTATTGCAGGAGATTACAGAAACTTTTTAAATACATTTCCAATCACCGATGGAAGATTTGATTTTTCTAATGCCACCCAAGAGCAACTTCAACGTCTGGTCGAACTGGGTCAATCCGCTGATGATTTGTATCAAAGCGTGCAAAATTTAATAGATTCAGACAATCTTTCATACTTTACTGCCGCTGATTATCTGGCACAACAGGCTTTGGGATTCTCTGTTTTGTCTATGGCGGAAGATCCATGTTTTAGTCAAAAATTACTTGGACAAATTGCAAAACCAGACCTCAAAGGGCTTCTTAATATCTAATACATAAATATATGGCACGTTTTACAGACCTAGATTTGAACTTTGCTAGAAACCCATTGACGGGGGATATCAATACACTCACTGATTCGGATGCAGTGAAAGCATCTGTGAGACATGCCGTGCTTTACAACTTTTTTGAAAAGCCCTTCAAACCACGGTTTGGGGGTAATGTAATCGCACAACTTTTTGAGAACATCAACCCAATCACTGCCATAAATATTCGTGATTTTATTATTAAAACAGTCAAAGATAATGAGCCAAGGGCTATTCTTAGGAATGTAAATGTCATACCGAGTTTGGATCAAAATGCCTTTAATGTGAATATAGAGTTTCTTGTAAGTAACTCAAATCAACCAGTAAAATTAGATTTTTCACTAGAAAGGCTTAGATAATGTCTAACGAAAGAAAAAGTCTTCAAGTAAATGAACTTGATTTTGAGGGTATTCGCGGTAACATTTCCTCGTTCCTTAAAGATCAAGATAAATTTTCAGATTACAATTTTGAAGCATCAGGTCTGAGCGTCCTTTTGGATGTGCTGTCATACTTCACACACTATCAAGGTCTTTACAACAATCTTATTGCTAACGAACTATTTCTTGACACGGCAGTTAAAAGATCATCAGTGGTTTCACAGGCAAAGTCTTTGGGCTACACTCCGAGATCAGTTTCCGCCCCTACTGCCCGTGTTAATCTAACTCTGAATAATAGCACTAATAATTTACTTAGAAGAGGATCTGTTTTTACTGGTCGAAATGGAAATACATCCTACACATTCGTAGCGACAGATGATCAGGTTGGCACTGTAACTGGGACATCCACGACCTTTTCAGATGTGCCTATTCGAGAGGGAATTATTAGAACTTCAACTTTTGTGGTTCCCTCAAATGACAACACGCAAAAATATACTATCCCAGATGAAAAGATTGATACAAAAACAATTGTTGTTCAAGTTTTAAGATCAGTAAATGATAACGAGGGTATCACCGACGTTTGGACGAACGCTAATACAAAATCTACCGTTGGGTCTGATGACACTGTTTACTTCCTAGACGAAGAATTCACAGGTGTCTTTTCAGTGTCGTTTGGTGATGGAGTCATGGGTAGAAAAGTTAGTGCCGGGAATGTGATTTTGATTTCTTATTTACAGTCATCTGGTGCTGCTGCCAACTCATTGGGGTTGAATGACTCTGAAACAAATCGGGCTTTTGTATACAATGGTGACACAAACTCCGTTGTCGAAGTTGTCGAGGCATCCGCTGGCGGGGGTGCGAAAGAGAGCATCGCAAGTATTCGATCCAATGCCCCCAAAGCGTATGCCGCACAAAATCGTGCCGTAACTACAAATGACTATGAAGCGATTATCAATAACAACTTTTCGGGGTTCAGGTCAGTTTATGTTTATGGTGGTGAAGATGCAGAACCACCTGAATTTGGTAAAGTTTTCATCGCACTAAATCCGACTATTGGTAGTATCACACCAACCTCTCTCAAAGGTGAAATTGAAAGTTTTATGAAAACGAGATGCCCTGTCAGTATTACGCCAGAGGTCATTGATCCAGATTTCATTTTTATCAAGTATAATTCAAATGTTGTATTCAATCCATCATTAACAGTCCTTACCACTGATCAAGTCAAAGATGAAGTACGGAGGCTTGTTTTTAATTACATCTCACAGAACACGGTAAACTTTAATACCTCTGTCTCTTTGAGTGGCTTACAAAAAAGTATTCTGGACGGTCTGCCGGAGGTTCAATCGTTGACCTTCAATCCACTTCTTGAATTCAGATTTACCCCTGCGATTAACACTGTTGCTAGTTATGAAATCAATTTTAGAAATCCTATTTTTCATCCGCATGAGGGACATAGCCCTGTTGTCACATCAAACGACTTCATTTACATTGACTCTAATGGTCAACAAAAAGTGGTGAAACTTGATGACGATGGTAGGGGTAAACTCAGAGTTTATCAACTTAGTGGTAATGTCAGAAATTATCTTGAAACTGATTTTGGCACGATAGACTACGCTTCGGGTAAATTAAGTTTGAACTCGTTCGCACTCAACATTTCATCTGATTCAAGCATTAAAATTACCGTCGAAATCACAGGGTCAAGAATTGCATCTTCTAACAAAAGTATTTTGCAAGTTGATCAACTTGATCCCTCATACTCAAATATTATCATGACCGCAGATGACAGACCCGATAGAAGGCTTGTCACAGATACCGCGAGTGCAGAATACGTTGGCACATCAAGTATCTCTCAGCAGATTTCTACATCGTCCTCTACCACCACATACTCTTCAACATCGGGTGCTGGTGCTGGATCGGGGTCTGGATCTGGTAGTGGTGGTGGTTCATCTAGCGGTGGCGGCGGCGGTGGCGGCGGCTATGGCGGAGGATATTAATGCCGTTTGGTGGCTCACTGCTTCTGCCCCTACGCCCGTTTGTTGAGGATGCGTTTCCAGCAACAACCCCGCAAGAGGTTGATGAAAGATTTTCTACGTTATTAAATCAGGTGTTGCCTGACTTTGTTGTTAATGATCACACTCTTTTTGTCGCTTTTATCAGAGCGTATTACGAGTATATGGAACAGCATGGAAATCCAAGGGCTGAGGCTGTTCGTTTAGAAACGTATACGGATATTGATCAAACTCTTGACTCTTTTTTGCAATTCTTCAAATCAACCTACTTATATGATTTTCCAGAAAATCTTTCTGATGGTATCAACGAGAAGCAACTTGTCAAAAACATAAAAACGTATTATGGCGACAAGGGTAACCCAAGATCACTTGATCTTCTTTTTAGAATTTTATACAAAACAAATGCAGATGTATTTTTTCCAAGAGATGACATCATCACTTTATCTGAGTCGTCCTATGAAAATGAAACATTTTTGAAGACGACCAGAGTAAATGGTTCAAATCTTCTTGACTTTGTAGGTGGTAATATATTTCAATACTCTGAGGATCAAAACTCTTCATCAAGAATTGTGGCATCTGGATTTATTGACGATATTACTTTCAAAGAGGAAAATGGTATTGATCACGCTTTGATCAAAGTCGTGGCTAAATTTGGCAATTTCGTATCGAATCACGAAGTTATTTTTAGCATCGATGGACAAAATAATATCCGAGAAACACCTTTTGATATTCTTTCAACTCTTGGACTTGCAGTTGTGGCTGGTGTCACCCAAGATGGCATTGGATACGACCAAGACGATCAGGTAATCATTAGGGATTCTAATAATAAAATTGTCGGGACCACCGAACTGTTATCTGTTTCACCCATTGGTGAAATTATTTCTGTGAGTCCTGTCAAAACGGATAAGATTTATCTTTCATCTGCCACTTATGATATTGAAATTTTGACAGCAGGTGGCACTGGTGGTATTTTAGAAATTGTTTCAAAAAATCCTGAGATATCCTCCGCTCGAACATTTACAACACCTAAGTCTTTGTTGTCATCTCAGTCCTTCATTCAAAACAACTTTTCTTATCAAAACTTTTCTTATCGCATCAAATCAGATGTTCAACTTAAATCATACGCTGGTATTGTGAAAAAACTATTTCACCCTGCTGGTAGTATGATGTTGGGTGAGTATAATTTTAATGAGATTTCAGTTGCCGGTGGACTCACAACAGATATCGATCAGTTTTCAAACATCCCTATTCTGACGGCAAGAATTGGTAATTACTTACCATATACTTTTGCAAGCACTATGGACTTGCGTGGTGATACGGCTGGCTCCACGTTCGCGGATTACTATCCGTATGGTTGGGATGGGGTCACTGCTGCAACTTGGGGAGAGTTTGATGCCCAAGGCAACGCTGTAACACATGATTCCTTTCAGTTCTTTGGAATCACTGCACAGATCGGTGGTCCATTTTATAGCGGTGATAACGCTGGTCTAAACAGTCCATTGCGTCTTCTTAAAATTGCTGCGGGTGCTGATGTCACGAATTTCCCACTGTTGCCCGGATACACTAGCGAAATAAATCCGCAAAGTATTATGACAAGCACCGACAATCGCTTGTCTGATTTCTTTATTATTTACAAGCATCCTAATAACTTAATTGTTTCTGACAATTTTACCGCAAGACAGGCAGCAAGTGTTAATAAAAATTATACCCTCGACTCAACAAGAAATAAATTGAAATCAAGTTTTACCACTGTGACATTTGCTATCACCAATGTCAATACAGGAACAGGCACGGTTGATGGTTTGACTGTTGGTGATAGAATTAGACAAAGTATTCCCGGTCAACCCGCTGCCACTGGTGAAATCACCAATATTCAAACTGTTCTTGGTTCTGCTACTCCGGGTGGTATCTCTAACTATTACGGTGGCGGTGGTCTTTCCAACATAGACATATCCGAAACACAACAAGTGGCGGGCATCTTCGCCCAAGTCGATTTGCAAACTCCATCAGATCCATCAATACTCTTGGCATCAGAATTTACTTACGAGAGTCAGACTGTTCTTACAGTAAAAATGCTTAACGGATCTTTTTCAAATGCCCTCAAAGGCAATGAAATTGCTGATAAATATGTTTGTACGAACGGTAAAGGTACAAATTTTCTCATTGCAGGATTCCGTGGAACAGAGCAAATTATCGTTGAGGAGTCAGAAGAGGATCTATCTTTTGGAAACGTCAGAATTGATGACTTCCTAAACAGAATGAAAAGACCAGAGGTGTAAAAATGTCAGTAACTTACGACAACAACTTAAAATCAGAGGTCGCAAAAAACTTTGTCAACCAGTTTGGTCCGCAGAGTAATAATAAGTTTTATATTGCAATCGCTGGTATCCACGGTGATCCGATTGCTTCTCACACACCCGAATCTGAATTGAACGTGCGAAACAACATTGTTCTTGCTAATCGCATCGATCCAAACAACGGTGCGGCTGTTTTGCTACGACGATATGATTGGTCAAACGGTATTACTATGGAACAATATTCATCTAGTAAAACTGTTCAGGATTATACAAAGCCATTTTATGTTTTAACAAATGATAATAATGTTTATCTTTGTCTTAACAATGGAGGTGGAACAGGTTCTTCAATTCAACCCACTGGTATTGGAACGGATGAGATTGTTTTGTCTGATGGCTATCGTTGGAAGTTTATGTATACCATTCCAGATGCCTTGACAGATTTTATTACGGACACATTTATTCCAGCACAACAACTACCGACTTACAGCAGAATCGCAAACGCTTACAGTGATTTGAGACAAAATCAATATGCTGTGCAGTATGAGGGTAGTCTTTCTAGTGCATCTGGGAGAGTTGAGGCTGTAAGCATCTCGACGTTGGGTGGGGTGTTCGCAGAGGCAATCCCTGAAAAGCCCACGAATAAAATTGTCGCTTCTAGTTCTAACACTGTGGTGATCAATTCTACACCTACGAGTGGTCAACTAAATGGTCTTGCGATCAGGATTCTTAGTGGTGTTGCTGCTGGGGCTGTGAGAGTCATCACCTCAAATGTATCTGGAACAATCACACTGAGCGAGGAGTGGGAAGCAAACAAACGCCCCGAAGCAGATGATCGATACGAAATTGGTGTGCCTATTACAATCTCTGGTGATGGCAGCGGTGCTTTGGCTTTTGGTAAGGTTAGAGGCACTGACAGTAAAATTGATAGTATTGTTGTTTACGCCACTGGATCTGGATATTCAACCGCAAACGCTACAATTAATACGGCTACCATGCCAACCTTCTCCGGTGATGCTTATGTTTTAGACGCACTTTTGTTTGCGAGTGTTGGAGAAGACCCCATCTCAACTTTGGGTGCTAGACATGCCGGGATTATTGGTAAACTTTCTGGTATTGATCCATCGCAGTCAGCGATCCTTGGTAATGACTTCAAAGATGTGTTGTTGTGGAAAAATCCAAAGATTGGAAAAGATAAAGTTAACGCCGGTAAAGTTGCTGGTTTTGATGACACACTCAAAACACCAGTCACAATTTCAGAGGCTTCAAGCACAGATGTTTTAACTGATCTCGCTAAACTTAATGATTCGACATCAGATATTATTGTCTTTGGAGAAACTTCAAAAATTTCATCAACTGTCGATGATAATATTATAATTTCCACCACGCAGAGGACAGGATCATTTACGGCAAGGGATCTAAAAAGACCATTCGTTGAGGATGAAGTTTTAGTTTTTGTTGGGAAAGATAACACAACAACTCGATTTGCACAAAGTGAAAAAACTGCCTTGAACTATGTGACTCGATATGATGACTCAACTCTTTCAAGAACCAGAGATGCCTACGACTGCACTCTAAACTTGACCGTTGATTTCGGAGTAAACGGAACATATACCCCAACGCTTGATGGGATAGCCACAGGTGCTAGTGGCAGTCAAGGTTACATAGCAAGATTTATTCCGACAGAGGCGGGGGGTGCTGAGGGCGTTTTATCACTGTCCGATGTCAGCGACACTTCTGGCTCTACATTTGGATTTGTGGTTGGAGAAACAGTCACTTATCCTGATGCGAATGGTGCTGATATTTCAGGTATCATCAGAAATGTCAGCGGACCAGAATTAAATTTATTTACGGGAGAACTGCCATACATAAAAGGACTATCACAAGGTATTACCAGAGTGGCAGAACAAGATGAAGTTTTTAGATTTATCTTTGAATTCTAAGGAGCATAGATGACAACCGCCTACAATAAAAACATCATGGGAGGAGTCCCCTACTACAACGACTTCGATATTGATAAGAAATATTATCAAATTCTTTTCAAGCCCGGATTCCCGATTCAGGCAAGAGAACTCTCCCAATTACAATCAGTCCTCCAAAACCAAATTGAGAAGATTGGCGATCATATTTTTGATGAAGGATCAGTTGTCGCAGGCGGCGGCGTTTCTGTGTCCACAGCAGGGTTTGTTAGAATCTCAACAGACACCGCATTAGACCCTACTACTTTACAAAATATGATTGGTCAAACAGTGAGAGGAACCTCCGCTGGTGTAACCACTGATGCAAAAGTTGTCTCTGTGCTTTCTGGATCGACTCTTGAAAATGACAACTATCAAATGCTGTTTGTTCAATACCTGACTCCGGGTACTTTTAATGAAAATCAAAGTCTTACGACAGTGGGAACTTCAAATATTGGAGTCACACTTACGAGTCTTAGTGGGCAGTCCGCACCGGGTGTTGGCACTGTATCAAACTTTATCACAGTCAACGATGGTATTTACTACACCGGAGGCTACTTCGCAAAAGTCAATCGGCAATCAGTTCCAAGTTATACCGATGATAGCACATTAAATTATAGAGTTTTTTCAAACACCTTCAACTCAATTGGCTTAGTGAAGACCAACGAAGTCGTCACATCAGATGAGGATACAAGTTTAAGAGATCCATCTTTTGGTTTCAGCAACTTCAACTCTCCGGGCGCAGATCGTTTCAAGGTTGATCTCACCCTTGGTCAAAGAGGTTTAACCGGATCGTCGGTGCTTGGATATCAACTTCAAGATAAGACTGATTTTATTGAACTTGTCAAAATTGTTGACGGCACTGTAACAAGACGAGTAAAGTACCCAGACTATGCCGAACTTGAAAAAACTTTGGCAAGAAGAACTTACGACGAGTCTGGTCATTACACAGTTGATCCGTTTCCAATTGAAATTGACTCTTATCAGGATACTTTTGGAGTCGTTGATCGTAGCAAATTTGGCGTTCGGATTGGTCCGGGTAAAGCATACGTCAAAGGATATGAGTTTGAAACTATCGCCGAAAACAAACTTGAAGATGATTATCCCACAGAAACTTTTGAGGTTGTCACCCAGACCGTTGGAGAGTTTGATGGTGGTCAATATCTAAGACTAAGGGCAAGCACCGATGGTGCAACCAATAGAACTGCCCTACAAAAACTTGCTAATGTTCTTCGCGGTAATCAAGCGAGTGATTTTGATGAGCCTTTTATTCAGGGTAGAAAATTTTATCTTTTCCAAGGCACTACCAGAGTAGGCTCTTTTAATGTTAGTAGAATTTTTGAAGAGGCGGGATCTAACGGTCTTGTTTACAGAGTATACTTCAAAAACTTTAATACCGATACTGATCCTGATGTTGACCCAAGAAACTTTAATTTTAGAAATGCTGACAGGGCTATTGTTTCTAGTGTTAGTCAAGATAGTGAATTTGGTCCTGACGCATCAGGGACCGATCCCGAAGATCCATCAAGTTTCGGTGGGGCGTTTATCTTAATTGATCCAAGCACTGATGAGTTTGTTCTAGGTGAGGCAAAAAGAAAACTCTTTGCGATGACCGAGGGTGCTATTTCTATTGATAACCCCGTTGACATTACAACAATTAGACCCTTTGTTGGGTCTGCTGTGAGTGGTGCAGTGACAATATCGAACGATGATTCATCCACCACTTTTGTTGGTTCATTGGGAAATCAAAATGGTGGTCTGGTGACCCCAACAGTTTGGTTTATTGATAGCAATAATAATGCTTTTGTTAATAATTCACCTTCTTTTGAACTGAACAATTCAACTGGGTCACTTACTGTCACAGGACTCACTCAGCCAGACGGAACCACGCCATTCACTGGTGAGGTCGTGGTATTTGCACCCGTAAATACATCTGAGAAAAGTAATAAAAGAACAAAAACTTTATCTGGTGACGAAACAGTAACTATCACTGTAAATAATAGTGGCTTCAATGCCAACTTTATTGGAAACAAATTGTCTCTCGGTCTTATTGATGTTACATCTGTTTCTAGCATCGTGGTAAACGGAACTGACCGAACAGCAGATTTTGACTTGGATGACGGTCAACGAATTGACACTTATCAATTCTCATCGATCATACCCAAAACATCAACATTTTCCTTGGCACAGGATGATTCTGTAACTGTCACATACAAAAGATTTATTCACTCTGGTAGTGGTCCATTCACTGCTGACAGTTATACCACGGTTGACACCGCAGATGTTCCGTCTTTCAACGGTCTTAAATTAACGAACTATCTTGACTTCCGACCAGTTGTTCATAAATCCACGGTGGCAGCAAGAAACGGATCTGTGAGTCAGGCACTTTCCGCAGATGGTAAATGTGAACCAGACCAAGATCCCGAAGATCCTACTGTTGAAATCATTAGATATGGTGCAAGAATTGACAGTGTTGTTTTAACAGATGATCGCAAGTTTATCATTATTAGAGGCAAGCCTGCTGCTGTCCCAGTGCCGCCAGAAGTTTCACCAAATGATCTTGAACTCTATCAACTTGTCATTCCCGCAGATGCTCGATCTCCCGAAGACGTAAAGGCAGTTTATATTGACAATCAACGATTCACGATGCGTGAGATCGGCGATATTGAAAGAACACAAGAATTTGACGCGACTGCAAGATACAAATCTCAACTTGTAAATGCAGCGATATCAAGAGTGAACTCTGCTGGTAATGTTGCTCCAATTTCTGAGAGTGGTATTTTCGTTGATGAATTTGCAGGACACAAAAACGCCGACATTTCAAGAACAAATTATAATGTTGCAATTGATCCTATTGAAAACAGACTGTATCCACCCTTTGTGAGTCAAAGTGTTGGGGTGACTGATTCCGAAGTTACACCATCTGGTGTCACGACCCCATCTGCTTTTGACAATGTTACTCTTGTAGATTACACGACCGCAAGATTCGCTGCACAAACAAATACAGATGGCTCGGCGGGTGTTAGGGAAAGAATTAATCCTTACGCATCCGTTGACTTCTTGGGTGTGGCGAAAGTTTCTCCGTTCTGTATTAACTATTGGTCAGAATCCCAGAAACCAGTTGTTGTATCAAACCCTGATGGGCAACTTAATAACTGGGAACTTGACTTTACCGTACAAGATGCTGGTGGAATTGTAGGACGAAACGCTGGGTTTGGAACGACTTGGAAAGATTGGGAGTTCCACTGGTTCGGTCGAAAATTTAAAACTCCCGCACTGAGAACCTTTGTTAGCCCCTTTGAGCGTGAGTACGTTGCATCAGACTCATCTAGTGTTTTCATTAGTAGAATTTTATCAAGAAGAGTGATTCAAAGACTCAGTGACAGAATTATTGACCTTTCTATTAAACCATATATTCCTGCCACCACAATTAAAGTGAGAGCGGAGGGTCTTCGTGGTGGTGTCACCGTTTTTGTGTATCTTGATGATGAGCAAATTGGCAACACCGATGGTTATGAAGTTAGTGCAAATGGGGTTTTAGATGATACGGAAATCGTCATTCCTGCCGATACATTTACTATTGGTAGAAAACGTCTGACCATTCTTGACTCCGCAGATGGAAATGTTGAAAACTGCTCTACATCTGCTGATACTTTCTTCTATGCTATTAGGTCAATCGATACGGACATCCTTGGTGTCAAACATGTTCGACCACCAGAGGTTAGAAGAAAATCCTCTGGGTCATTATTGGCAAGATTTGAAGATTACAGTGACCTGTTTGTTGCGGAAGATCAACAAGTTCTTAATTCTCAAAGACCTTTACATCAAATCTTTAATGTTAGCCCAGATAACTATCCCCAAGGAATTCATATTCCTTCGATCAAAGTTCATTTTGATGAGACGACAGATCGAAGCACACCAGTGTATCTTAGTATTCGTCCCGTGTTTGATGGTATCGTATCTGACTCTATCGTGATGCCCTTCTCACAGGTGGTTCGGTCTTCCCTCGCTTCGGATATTTTAAACAGTGCAGGTGAATTTGACGATACTGCTGGAACCACTTTTACTTTTTCAACACCAGTGTATCTGCCTGCCGGACAGTATGCAATTTCCATTGTGACAAATGATCTGTCAACAAATGTGTTTACTACATTGCTTCCCCCGCAAGATCCTAAGTTTGGCTCTTTGGTGGTTTCAACAACTGACGGTTCGGTGGTAGAATATACAAATAGAAGAATTTGTTGTGAAATCAATCAATGTATTTTCGATACTGCGACCACACCAACTATTTCTTTTACAACTTCAAATTCATCACAAATTCCATATGATAGCATTTATGTTTCTGGAAATATTGAACCTGTTAGTGAATATCAAAATAGTGTTGACTCACTGTTTGATCCACAACCACTGACCATCAATCAATCGTCCTCCCTCGGTGGCAGACGAACTCTTGGTTTATCCACCAACTTGAAGTTTAACTTAAATACATCTGGTCTTTATTCAACGATGGTTGATCGTGATCAGGTTTCACTTCTTCTTAGTGAATACAAAGTTGGTGCTGATCTTGGTCCCCTCGTTGGATTTGAAACCCAAGCAGAACTGAATCCATCAGACACAGGAAACCCCGGAACTGCAAGGTATTATTCAAAGATTGTGGAGTTGGACGCGGGACAAGCATCTGATGATCTCATTCTAAATGTGGGATATTTCTCGCCAAAAGAAGACGCTTTTAGAATTTTTGCTAAATTTGATACTGGTGATGGCGGAGATATTGATGATAACAGATACTACGAGTTGTTCCCGAATGGTGAACCATCACAAGTGCTTCCCACCACCACCGCAGCGGGTAGACAGCAAATTTTCCAACTGCCATCACGAACAGGTGGCAACCTTCCCGAAAGCGGGATTTTCGTTGGTGAATACAATCGATATCTTATCAAAGTTGTATTTAATTACAATATCAATGAAACTGACTTTGCACCATATATTGATATTCTAGCCGCAGTTCCTAGAAGAGTCTCAGATGGTAATATCTTCTTCTCCGGTGCTGCGATTCCTCCGGGTGCTATCTTCCCGTATGCGGGTAATAGCCCACCCTCTGGTTTCCGTTTCTGTGACGGCACAGAAGTTGATGCTAGTGAAATTGATTTGAATAGTATTTTGAACGGAGCATATGGTGTCGGTCCAAACGGTAGATCACTGACACCAAACCTTGCATATCGTGTGCCACTGGGTCGGGCGATTGGTGATACTTCTCACATTCCAAATCCACGGGCTGATATGGGTCAACTTAACAAAACTGGTGGAACCAATAGAATGTTGGATCACACTCACGCCATGTTCCAAGATGCCTTTGGTAACGAAAGTTTTGATAATCCCGGTGCGGATAATACCTTGCAGCCACCGAATTCAAGTGTTGCGACCGCTGGCGGAGAAGGCGAACTCAGATATCGCATGTTGGGGGTTGATGGCGATGAGGGTCAAGACCTTGCCAAGTTTGGTATGGTTGGAAAACCAAACACACCGCTTTCCTTGGATGGCAGTATGCCCATCGCTTCTAATACTGATGGGCAACAGGAACAAATGCCTCCGTATATTACTGTGACTTACATTATTAAGAGTTAAGAGAGGCATAGATAAAGTATGGCAGAATTCCCACCACCACCCGGTTTATCAGCAGGAAATACACTTGATACTCTTTTGACAAGTGATACATTTATCACATGGTTTGATACAACCAACGACTTGATCGAGGCTATCAACCCACTTGAAATTTATGGCATCACTGCTTATATCGGTGGGACATCCTACGATGGTATTACTATCGCGTATAACAATGATACGGGTATTCATACAATCGGATTTTCTACACCCGCAATTATTTACGGAAATACTGAGTTTGTTGGTGGTATTACTTTCTCAGGTGAATACATCACCTTCAATGGGGGAACTGTTGACTTTACAGGCTCCAAACTTTATGGAGAGGTTGTACGAACAGTAAATGGAGAAACTGGTGATGTTACCGTCAGTGCTGTGGTGAATCTGGCGGAGGGTCAGAACGGCGACATCATCGTTTACAATGAGGGTGGCTCGACGTATGAGCCAACAAGATTCTTCACGGGGGAAACTGGCGACATAGTTTACTTTGGCACAAGCGGTGGTATGATTCTCGGTGCTACCGCTGAGGGTGCTGGTGGTATTACTTATGGTAAAGGAACTATTCAACTTGTCACTCCCGGCTTCTCTGCTGGTATTTTGTTTAGAGACTCAACAACCACTGCCACAAATATTAATGAAACAGGTTCATTTTTACACTTTGGTAAGATTGGAGCGAACACAGGTCTTGTTTTAAAGGGCGGCTCAACCTCTGGTGTTTATGATACCACTCACTCACCATATATCTTTATTGATCAAACAAATAGAAGAATTGGTTTCTTTGGTATTACTGCACCAGCAGCACCCTTCAACTATAAATCTCGAAATAATACTGGCGGAGAAATTATTCTTGAAACTCCGACAACCGGAAGCACTGTTGGAATTCGTGTTCAAGATTCTGCCCTAACTGTTCACGCTGGCGAAGTTACGCAAACTAAATTCGTCACACGAAAATCTGACAGCACTGGTTTGTTTACAATCGCAGGTGGTGTGACAACTGAATCAGAAAGAAGTGTGTTACACGCTGGGCAACTTGGTGATGTCGTAATTGGTGGTAACAGCAGCACATCCTCTGGTAGAACTGGCTCTTTCAATATTGCAAGTGGTCAAATTCGTTTGGCTGGTGACGCGGGAACTGACGGATTTGTTCTCACATCGAACGGCACAACATCAGAATGGAAACTTGCATCAGGTCTGACTAACACGTTCATCAATGGTGGAACATTCGCTGGTTTTGATGGCAGCACGAAGCCCAATTTGATTGATTTCCAAAGCGGAACAAATATTGGTCTTACTGGTGCGTTTATCGATGGTGAATCAGGAATTACTATTTCCGCTCATACTAGTTTTGCCTTTGTTGAAGGCGGGTCTGCCAGTGTGACAGCAGATGGTTTGAATATCACTGGTCGTGATGGAATTGTCGTTACAAGCACAGGCATTTACAACGCTGGTGGTAAAACGATTCATAATTATGATGTCTCGTTGGGAGACGACCTCAATACTGGAAACACTGGTGCAACTGGTAACGTCGGCGTTTTGTATGTTGATAGTGTTGAACAAGCCAGAGGTGCATCACTCGAAGGTCTTAACTTTGTCAAAGACGGTGCTGGAATCACCATTACCTTCTCCGAAGAGGCTGGTGGAACAACAGGTAGATTAACATTCAAAGTAACTGGAACTGGTTCCGGCTCCGGTAGCACTGGTGCAACGGGAGCCACTGGTGCTACGGGTGCTACTGGTGCTACGGGTGCGACAGGAGCCACTGGTGCAGGTGTCACAAGTGCATCACTCACGCCTTTTGGCAGCGATGGACAAACACTAGCATTTGTGCTTGAAAACTCTGACGGTGTAACCACCAGCATCACAGCAGGATTTATCACCGGATTTGTAGGAGCAACCGGAGCCACGGGCAGCGCAGGTCTTCGATACACGTTTACAACCTCTGCCTCGCCTTCCAGTGGACAAGTAAGATTCAACGCATCATCTTCAAACTTTAAAATCAATGCAACCACCCGTGACAGTTTAGATGCAACAAACTATGTAAACCAAATTAAAGTAAATGACTTGGTTGTGGCACAAAAAGAAGATGGTTCTGCAATCGCTACTGTCAAGTTAACGAGTAAAAACGGAGCGTTGGACTTTGATGGTGTCCATACCGTTTCGGGAACAATTTCAAACCTTGACCCAGTATTCTTTTACTTTATTCCGGGTGCGACTGGTGGCACTGGTGATTTAGGTAACACTGGTGCGACAGGTGCAACAGGAGCCACTGGTGCGACAGGTGCTACGGGAGCAACCGGAGCAACCGGAGCCACGGGTGCAACGGGAGCCACAGGTGCGACTGGTGCTACGGGTGCAACTGGACATGCGGCAGGATTCAACTATGTAATTGATTCAAGCGATGCCAGCCCCGGAGCAGGTAAGATTGGCACACCAAATATTGGGTCTAATCAAGTTAGTGTTTCTGTGACCGCAGAAAACGGTGCAAACATTTCTACACTTCTTGATAGAATTGATCCAGCAAGAAATGATAGAATCTTTATTCAGCAAAGAGATGGCTCAGATCACTTCTCAGGAAGGGTCACTGTTAATAACACCTCTGACAATGATTTCAATGTCTTCACTGTCACAGAAACGACAGGTTCTAACCCATCAAATACAGATGAGGTATTCTTCTACTTTGTTGCAGGAGGCACTGGTGAGCAAGGAAACACCGGAGCCACTGGTGCTACGGGTGCAACGGGTGATTTAGGTAACACTGGTGCTGCTGGATTCCAATATCAAGTTTATCACTGGGAAGGCTCAGTGCCATCCACCGATAAATATAACGTGACGGGGAGAATTGCCCTTGACACAAGAGCCGGTCAAAGAAAAATTTACTTTGCTGATTCAGATTTAAATGATCTTGAAATTGGCGGTAGAATTGTATTGAATGGTGTGTTCCCAGAAGTGGGTGACACAGTTCTCGTTGAGTCTGTTGGCACAACTATTACAAACCCCTTCACCGGAGACTTCATTCCCGGCTTTGCTTTGGGATCGATTAAGGCAATTACTAATGGCTCAGGATTTGTGATTCTTGATATTTCTGATGACGGAAGTATTTTCCCACCGACAGCAACTACGGGTGGAATTGCAAATATTACGTTCGCACCAAAGGGTGCTGCCGGATCACAAGGTAATGATGGTCAGGCAGGAGCGACAGGAAATACTGGTCCCTCACCATTCTTCAAGTATAGATTAACTAATTATGACAATTCCCACTCAGGTCAAGGACAAGTTGGTGCGGTATCATTTGATTTAGATAGTCTTACGGTAAGATTTAATGACGAGGATCTTCAAGGTGGTAAAAACATTAAGGCTTATCTGACCGAATATGGTTCAACAGGAGATACCGTATTCTTTACTGATACTTCAAGTGATTTTTATGTTTCTTGTGATATAACTGGATTCTCGAATAACTCGACTTACAACCAAATCAATGTAAATGGATTTACTGCCTCTGGAAGTGCTGTCCTCGGTAATGAACTTATCGTGACTGTTGCAAGAAGAGGCTTCACTGGTCCTGCGGGTTCCGGTGATGGTAGCGGTGGTGGTATCCAGTTTATCGAGGGTAGTGACGGAAACGCTCTTCCTGCTGGTGGTGCTGATACAAATCCCATCAACAAACTTAGATTTACCAGTGAAGGTGGTATCGCTAGTTCTGTGTCATATGAAGACTCGACTGACACAATTAACGTCCGACTTGATGTTCCTGCTTCACCGAATCCCGGTTCAATTCAAGGATGGATCAGAGGTCTTAAATTCGGACCATACCCAGAAACTCAACTTGGTACTTTCAACTCACTTGCCGCTGGCGGAGTTGGATTAACAACCTCGGCTATTGGTATGACACTGGGTGCAACATCTGATGGTGACGGTTCAAGTTTGTTGGCGGGTGGTGCTGCATATCCGAAGGGTTACACGACCGGCATGGAACTGAAATATCCAATTATCAGTAATCTTGGTGCTACCGGCTTGACCACGGATCTTTATCAGTGGAGATCAATTACATTTAGAAGGGGTAATTATACACTTCCAGATTTCTCCACTGGATCTGATCCCAATACCGCAATTGCATTCTATCAAGAGTCGAATTCTAACTCTGGAAATATTTTCCAGACCGATCATCATTACGGCACAGAACAAGGATTTGGTATGGGAAGTGCTGGTCCATATCCTACTGTTTCGACCCCTTCCCAGAAAGACGGATTCTTTACACCTAAACACATTGCATTTGGTCAGAGTGATCCAAACGGCACAGTTTCAAGTGTTATGGGTAACACCATCTTGCAAAAAGCCGGATTTAAGGGTTTCTACACCTATACCATCAATATTACTGGTAGTGGGGCTACCACTGACTTCCAAGGCATCCAGTTTATGCTTGTGTCAGCCAACAATACTCTTTCTGTGGTTGATACCGGAGAACTTCTCAATATTGTCTCTGGCTCTGGGCAGGCTGTTGGTATTTTAGGTTCGGAATATGCCGTTCTTAGAGGCGGAGAGTCTCGCACACTTACCCTGAGAGGTGTGTTTGATCGAACAGGTGACTCTACTGAGCAGTTCCCCGGTGCATTTGCCGGTAAGGGTGTTGTCTTAATGGCACGCCAAATGGGTCAAATTTGTCCGCTTATTACAAGTATTGACTGTCACGCATACGCATAATGAAAAATAAAGGCGAGGAATCGAAACCAAAAGGTGACCCATCATATCACAAGAAGCCTCGATCCAATACATATAAAAGGAAGAGGAGCGATTTAGATGGCAACACCAACGACGCGAGAAGAACTAAAACAGTATGCTCTAAGAAAACTCGGCGCACCCGTCATCGAGATTAATGTCGATGATGCTCAGTTGGAAGATTCGCTGGATGATGCTATTCAAATTTTTAATGAATACCATTTCGATGGAGTAGAGCGTGCGTTATACAAACATGCAATCACGCAAACTGATATTGACAACGGATTTATTGATACAAATTCACTTGGCTTGACTGGTCCCAACGACTATCCACAAGTCGAAGACTCTTCCAGAATTGTTTCTATTACTAAGGCGTTTCAGTTTGATGAGGGTGGTGCTGGAACAAATATGTTTAGTGTCAGATATCAAATGGCACTTAATGATTCTTACGGTCTAAGATACGGTGGAGATATGACAAATTACTATATCACCCAGTCGTATATCAGTTTGCTCGCCGACTTTTTAGATCCCGAAAAACAAATTAGATTTAACAGAGTGACCAATAGAGTTTACCTTGATATGAACTGGTCTGAAACCGTGTCGGTGGGTGATTTTGTTGTATTAGATTGTTACGTTTCGTTGAATCCTGATAATTATACAGAAATTTATAATGACATTTTACTCAAAAGGTATGTGACCGCATCTTTTAGAAAACAGTGGGGCATGAATCTAATCAAATATCAAGGTATTAATCTTCCCGGTGGTGTTCAATTTGATGGTCAGGCTTTGATTAGTCAAGGTAATGACGAAATGGAAAAAATTGAGGATACCCTGCAAGACAAGTATGAACTGCCACCGGACTTCTTTACGGGATAAACATGGCTACTAATCAATACTTCAACAAATTTTCAAATAAGGCTGAACAAAATTTAGTCGAAGATTTGGTCGTTGAGTCAATTAAGATTCACGGTGTTGATTGTGTTTACATTCCGAGAAGTCTAGTAAATGTTGATAACATTTTTGGGGAGGATCGACAAGCAAAATTTGAAAATGGTAGAGAAATTGAAATGTATGTCAACTCGTACGATGGCTTTGAGGGCGAAGGCGAGGTGATGACACAGTATGGTCTTGAAATCCGTGATGAAATTACACTAACAATTTCGAGAAGAAGATTTTTAGACACCTTTTCTGATAAAGGTTATCCATATCCGAGAGAGGGCGACCTTATTTACTTTCCTCTTTCAAATGGTTTGTTTGAAGTAAACTTTGTTGAAAGAGAAAAGAACTTCTTTAACTTCGGTAAAATTTTTACTTTTGAAATGAAATGCAGTATGTTCAAATACTCTGGTGAGGATATGGACACTGGCTTTGATGTCGTTGATGGTTCAACTGCTGATGTTTACACACAACTTTTTGAAATTGTCATGGGATCAACCGGATCTGGTGAATTCATCGAGGGTGAAAACGCCCACCTCTTGTCTTCTAGTGCCGTCACTGGTGGCACAATGTCTTTGGTTTTGTGGGATACAACTTCCAACGTGGCAGAGGGTTCGTTGATCTCTGGTACTATTGATGCTGCCGCGAGCATTGTGGGCGTATCCTCTGGTGCATCTTACGCAATCACTTCGATTGGTCTTACACAAGATTTCTTTGTCAAAGATCCAATGGAAAACAACACAGACTTCCAGTTGGAGGGTGCGTCCTTTATTGACTTTACTGATACTGATCCGTTTTCGGAGGGTGACCTGTAATGTTTACTACGTTTTACAATGAAACTATTCGCAAAACCGTGGTTGGGTTTGCCTCTCTTTTTGATGAAATTTTTGTGCAAAGAAGAGACTCTACGGGTGCTACAACGAAAAAAATTCTTGTGCCTATCACATACGCGACACAAGAAAAGTTTCTTCGTATGCTAAGGGAACTACCAAATACAAAGGAAACTGAAAATGCTGCTGGTATCGCGGGCGCACTCCCTCGGATGGGTTTCAATATCACCTCGATCAATTACGATGGGCAACGTAAAAGAAATACTGTCTATGAAAGATATAAAAGTTCGACAGTGGGAAATACTGAAACACAATATTCAGAAGTTCCTTATACAGTTGGCTTTCAATTAACGATTGCGGCAAGAACGATGGACGATGCTCTTCAAATCGTCGAGCAGATCATTCCATACTTTACGCCTGAATTTACCATCTCAATGAATTTTAGCGACTTCAATACAAAGATTGACGTTCCAATTGTTATTCAGTCGGTCAACCCAGAGATTGATTATGAAGGCGATACACTTACACAAAGAAATGTAATTTTTACAATTGATTTCATTGCATACTCTTATGTTTTCTCACCCACAAAAACCAAAAAGTATATTACGACAACAGATATTACCGCATTCAATTCGTTTTTTACAGAGGACGGTATCACGGGACCGACCTCTGCGGGATTCAGAATTATTACATCAGTCACCGGACCCTCTGGTGAATTTTCTTTGCCACCTATTGCCGGAATCACGCAAGAAATTTTTGAGTTTGGTGCGGGACTGAGTATTACCGGAGGAACACAAGATGTCTAAATCTAATGAAAATCCACTTGAAAATGCCTTAAATATCGAGCCAACAGAGGTGCGGAAAACGACACACGATGTGGTGGATGCCGACATCGTTCGCCGCGAGCCTGTGAAGGTTGACCTTTCCAAGTTTCCCGACCGCAAAAAGATGGATCAGCGAAAAGACTACGGCGAGGTTCGTGAAAATCTAAAAGACATTATTGATAATAGTAAAGTCGCTATGGACGGTATTTTGAAAGTTGCATCAGAGAGCGATAGTCCCAGAGCCTACGAGGTCGTGTCACAACTTCTAAAAACGGCAACAGAGGCGAACAAGGAATTACTTGATGTTCATAAACAAATGAAAGACCTTGAAAAAGATGAAACAAAGAAACAGGTTACGAACAATGCTTTCTTTGTTGGATCTACAAAAGAATTACAGGATATGATTAACAAACAACTTCCTGCGAAGAAAGTGAAGAAGATTAGGAATGACCGAGAAGCATGATGCTGAGTCCTATCTTGGCAATATCAATCTAAAAGCCGCTGGCGTACAGACTGAATTTACAAAAGAACAAATCGAAGAATATGCAAAGTGCGTGGCAGACCCCATGTA